TCTTGAATAGATAGGTTTTGCTCAAAGCCTTTTTGTAGGTATGCAGCTATTTGATTGATAGTTGTATTTGTAATTTCGTCTGCTATTTGGCTTACTCCTTGTCTTTCTAAGAACTGAAGGATAACATAGGAATAAATATCCGTTTGGCTCATTTTTATTTCAAATGGCTCATAAAAGCCTTTTGTAGCCTTTTTAACGGACTTATTTGTTGCAGTAGCCATCTTTGTACCTAAAGCAACGTGAAGCTGCTTAATGGTCTTAGAAATGCCTTTAGAAGATATTGCTGCGTAATCTTGGGTACGACAAAACGTATCTACTTGCTTTTGTAGTTCTTTTTTGAACTTAGGCGAGTATTGCTTTAGTGCGTTTGCATAAAGTTTTCGATAGTCTTGCCAAATCATTTATTAGGATTGTAAGCCCAGTTCTTTAGAGATATATCCCTTTTAGATGGGCAAGTTTTTGATACTGGTTCTCCTTGTTCCATGTTCTTCATACGACTAACAAAACTAATCGTTCTATTTGCTGACTTAACCTCGTTTGCACCCCACTCGCTTTTCTTCTTGCTAAGTAGGTTTAAGTTTCTTGTTATTGGGCTTCTATCTAATGAAGCTAACTTAGAGCAATCTGTTTCGCTCCAAGCCTTTAACTCCGAATAAGACATATTTACTATGTCGTGATACTTAGAATAAACTTCGTCTATTATCTCGCTTAGGTCGGCTTTTAACTCAACCTTTAAATCAAATAAACTATCAATTAACTCTTGACTATTCATTTGGCAAGTTTAATGGTTGAAAGTCGTCAACTGGTTGCAAAGAACTTGGGATGTAAAGTTTCTCCATTTCTTCTTCTGGAATATAGCTTGGAATTTCTAATCCCATAATATCCATCTTTTGCTTAGGAGCAATCCACCAAGCCTTGTCTAACCATTCTACTTGTTCTGCTTTGTTAGCTTCTAATTCTCCGTAAACAGATGCGTCAAAATCAACGTAAATATTGGAACCTCTGTAACCCCAATCACTATGCAGCTTTCTATTGATGTTATCACGCATTGAAATCAACAAAGGCAAAGCACAACGTAAAGTCAAAGCCTTCTCACCTTCTCTTTGGTTATTGTAAGTCTTGTTCTCGCTATCGTTTAATAATTGTGCCGGTACTCCGTAAATATTGCAAAGTGCTTTCATATCCCACTTCTCACTTTCAATAATGTCAAGTTCTACCGGACTTAATCCTATTTGTTTCCAATCTACTTTATAACCACTAACCGCAATTGAATTAAAGTTAGCCGCTCCACCTTTCTCACTAACCGCTCTTTTAAGTGCTTGTGCTTGTTGGCTTCCACTAATTGGATCAAAGCGTTCATCGTTCATAAAAAGAACTCCAGCTGGACCACCATTCTGGAAAGATGCAACCGCAGCAGTCTTGGCTTCGTTTGAACGAGTCAAGTTTCTCGCAGCAGCCATCAAAGGAGATTGTCCATATAATTGATTGCCAGTAGTATTCCATTGTGGGTTAAAGTATTTGTCTTGTAATATTTCTTGTTTCGTAAAGTTCCATAATGGTCCGTAATTCAACTGATAACCTGCAATTGTAGGAGGGAACTCTAATGTGTTTGCTAAGATGTACATATATTGAGATGGAAGCACAAATAACTCGTAAGGTTTTCCGTTATTGTTCCCACCTTCAATCATTTTCGCATATACAAAAGAGTTTCCAGTAATTAACTTAAAACCTGCCCAAGCCTCAACCAAATCACCCCAAGTATCTTCTTCGTTAGGGTATTTTAGTAATTCGTTAAGTCTTGCATCGCCAGTATATAACTCAAATGCTTTCTTGTGTAAATTATTTACTTCTTTCCAGTTTTCAATCTTATCTGGTTGGCTTATTAAAGCCTTATATTTCTTTGCTGAAACTTCATCAACTACTTTGTAAACGTGCCAAGGGGCAATCTTTGTTTTATCAGTAATTAGCTTAACAATTGAATAAACTATATCGTTTGCTTGATAGCCTTCGTTTACGAAACTAATATTGTCGCCACCTTGCCAAGTTACTATCCCTTGTTGTATTGCTACTTGTCCGTTAAAAGGAATGTTAGGTAAAATAGTGTTTAGCTTCTGTTTTGTTTTCAAGAAGTCAAATAATCCCATTTGTGTATATTTTAGTCAAAGTTAAAGATTTTATATTAGAATACGCTTACTTGGAATTTAGGAGTGTATTCAAAAATCATCCTCATTGCCAAACAATCGCTAAAGTCTGGAGAACGTCCTATCAAGGCTTTTACTTTATCCTTTGGCATTACTCCTTTTTTGCCGTCATTATCTACTGACTTTTGTTTGACTTGTTCTAACTCTTGTATAATCTTTTCTTTAGTAGTGCCACTTGCATTAATAAAGATTTTGTTATCGTTCATTAACTCTGCTAACTTAAAGTAGCATTGTGATTTAAGGTTATCAAAGTTTTCCTTTTGTCTTGTTATAGGGTTTTCTAATGGAGAACTATTATTTACAAAACCTTTGCACCTAAGTATATCTACAACACCACCTCCTACTCCATCTTCATCGACTACTATTTGTGAGTTAGGTACTTGATGCTCTGCTTGGAATTGTTTTATAATTTCAGCCACTTCAACAACTGACTTACCGTTGTATTGATGAAGTTTAACACGAAACCCATCCCAAATACCAATAACAGTGCTATCAGAGCCAAAACGTGCAACATCACAAGTAATATAGTGTGCGCCAGTAGGTAAATAGCTGCTATTAAAAGCATCAAGTATTTTATCATATTCGATTAGTATTGATGGGTCGTTGGAGTATTCCCAGTTACCAAATAGCAAACGCTCCTTTGAAACTGTATCTAAGGTCAAAAGGTTTTCCTTATAGTGCTTTGAGATAAATGGATTATCGTCAATTAGGGATGCGATAAATTGTTTGTTCTTTGCTATTGTGCCGTCTACTTGTGGTTTATAGAACTCCGAGTAGGTCCAGTTCTTAGCTGGATTACAAGTGTAAAGTACTTTAGGTATTAATTCGTTTTCGTCAAGCTGGTATCTTATCCTTGACTTTATAATGTTTCGTGCCTTATCTTCTATCTGGTTAGCCTCGTCTATAAAAGCATCTGTTATCTCTAATGAACCCAACTCGTCAAAGTTTGGGTCGCTTGGGTAAGCGTAAAGGTCTTTAAGTAGAATCACTGAGCCGTTAAATAACTCTATTTGGCTCATTTGCCCGTTGTACTTGTAATGTTTCCCAGCTTCTAAGCCTTGCATCTTTGCCACTTGAAAGAATGAAACCAATGTAGTTTCTTTAAGTGTCTTTAGTACGGCTCTACCTATTAAGCCTCTTGTGTTTGGATATTTTAGTCTTTGCTTTAACTGCCAGTAACATCCTAAAGCGGTTTTTCCTCCACCAGCCCCACCGCCAAATAAAATCTCGTTGGTAGTTTTATCTTCTAATAAATCTAAAGCTATGGTTTGTTTTATAGATAGTTCCATCTTATATTTGTGCGGTAGACGGGCTGTTTACAATGAATTTTAATAGTTCAATAATCCTCAACTTTTCATACAGTTGGGGATTTTTTATAGGCTACCAGTATTTCCAACGTATGTTTTTTTCTCCTCCCAAGTTATGTTTACTCCTCCGCTCACTTCTACCTCTGTTGATTGTTTAGGCTTACCTTCTAATCGGTCTAAGATAATCTCATAGGCTTTAAGGTCGCCCTTTCTCGCCTTAGCTATAATCTGCATATCTAATTGCTCTGCTATGCTAAATTCTTCCTCCTCTCCAGTTACTGGGTTTCGTACCTTAGTAACTAATTCAAGTAAACGTAAAAGTCTTGTCTTGCTATTTTGCACTCCCTTAGGTCTTCCTGGTCCACCAGGATTGCCTACTTGGAATGGCTTTAAGTTTTGCTCATTTGCCATATCTCACGATTTATTCTCGTTTTACAAAGGTACTCCGTTCTTCTTGATAATCAAGGTTGGGTCAAGTTTTCTCATTCGGTCGATTATAACTTGGCAATATTTTGGGTCTAATTCCATACCATAGCATTTGCGTTTAAGTTGATGCGAAGCTACCATTGTTGAACCAGAACCTGTAAATGGTTCAAATATTAATGAATTTTCAATAGAACTATTTTTGATAGCCTTTTCACATAATTCAATAGGTTTCATTGTAGGATGTTCTTCACTTCTTGATGGTCTATCAATATTCCATACAGTATCTTGTTTATTATCTCCTTCCCATACTCTTTCTTTACCTTGTTTCCAACCATATATTATAGGTTCGTGCTTCCATTTATAGTCTTTATTCATTGAAAATGTACTATTGTTTTTAACCCAAACTATAATACTTGAATATTTAAACCCAGCATCAACAAAAGCAGAAATAAAATTTGCTCTTTCTAATTCACTATGTGCAACATAAATTGGACTACCATCATTCATAAATAAAAAACAATTAGTATAAACATCATAAAGAAATTTATAAAAGTCATCTATTTTATCATTGGCAATAGCATCTCTTTTTTTACTTCCACCTTCATAAGCTACATTATAAGGAGGGTCGGTAAATACCATATCAGCCTTTTGTCCGTTCATTAGCTTAGCCACTTGGTCGCTATCAGTACTATCACCACAAAGCAATCTATGTTCTCCTATTTCAAATAAATCCCCTAATACTATGTCCGTTTCAACTCCGCCATCTGGTACTGCAAAATTATCTTCTTCAGCTTCTAATATTTCTGGTTCAAAGTTTGGTATATCTAAACCCCATTCTGTTAAAAGTTGCTCATCCCAATTATTAGCCAAGTCATCCCAATCCCACTCGCCATATCCTACGTTATCCTTTACAATAAACTCTTTCTTTTGTAAATCCGTAAGGTCTTTTGCTTGTACTACTGGTACATCTGTTAGCCCAGCTTCAATACACGCTTTTAATCTCATGTTGCCCCCAAGTACAACATTATTCTCATCTATTACAATGGGTCTAAGTTCCAACATTTGGGGGAAGGACTTAATAGACTCAACAAGTTGCTTAAACTTATGGTCTTTAATAATTCTTGGGTTTTCTGGGTTCGGTTTGATTTGTGATATTAGCATCTGCCTTGTCTATTATATGGTTTAACTGGTTTGTCTTTTGGACCAGATGTTTTTTTATACTTTCCGCATTTGCGTTTCCCAAAGCTAACTTTGTTGGAGTTATTTGCCTTCGCCATATTTTTCTATTAATTCGTTTAATTCAGTTCTTGACCATTTGTAAACCTTAACCTTAGTTGCTATTGTCTCTAATCCTTTAACCGCTTGTTCACCTAACTTGTTTACTAAGCCTATTCTGTACATAGCTTGGTTGCCATGTTTATACATATTGCACCCAGCACATTGTAGGTTTATATTCCATTCGTTAAATCTTAAAGCAGAATATCCTTTAACTGGGAAATAATGTCCAGCTTGGTTTGCATTAAAGCTGCCACAAGATATACAAGGCAAACCTTCGTCTCTTTTGCGAACGTATGCATTCACAACCTTTTGTGTTTTTTCTAATAGCTTGGGTAATGGAGTTAATGCCATATGGCAAAGTTA